TAGCAGGTGCCAGGACCTAGCTTAATTAGTCTTGCTTCGCCAATAGAATACTGTTCTAACTCTATCAATAAATCTTCAAACGGAGTACCCTTCCACTCTTGATTAACTTCGTAAGGGTCGTATAGCCAATGCCCTGTTGGGTGATTAAGGTTAGCTCTATTTGTATCGTCCCAATTAACATCCTCTAAGTAGTCTGCTAACGACTCTGTACTTATAGTGTGATTCAAATCTTTAAGAAACATAAATCTGTCTTGCTCTGTCAATAAAACTGTCTGGATAGTTAAACCGAAAACTTTCTAACGCAATGAGCTGATAAGCAGTCCACGTTAGTGTGCTCTCCCAGGATAATCCTTCTTTTTCAAAATATTCTAGAAGTTTGGCTTGTCTGTCGTGACTGATATGGCTTTGGAATATTTGCACAGGGTGTACTGCTTCACTATTGTCATGACAGAAAAAGTAATTAATACTCTTTAGCTGGCCGTCTATTAAGAAATAACTACTTGGGTGCAGGCTATACTTATAAAAGCCTAAATCTTTGTGCGCCTGTAGTATCTCTAACATTTGACCTTCCCAGTCTGGCAACACCTCTTCAAAGCTCTTTTCAGCATCTAAGCACTGTTGCCAAAAATCAACGCCATCTATTTTTAAGTACAGTTCCTTTCGTTCGTGATCAATAAAATCTGTCTCCGGAACTAGATTAGGATAGTTCTTTTGCATCAATTTCAAGAAGTAAATTTCTCTATTCCATTTTTCTTCCATTAACTCAGAATCTATTACTTGGTTCTGGTCTTTATGATATATCTTATCATTATAAAACCACTGCACAAAACGTTTCTTGTCTTCGGATATAAGACTAGTGTAAACCAGATTATTTCTTACTAAGCCGTGTTCAGGAGTATTGTTGTAATAATATTCGTACTTCATTTATAATCCTCTTCTTGTCTATGGAACGGGGCATCGTCTCTTATCACAAACGTAAAATCGTCAAAGTATACCTCGATCCTGCGATACTTTCCCGGATAGCCTTTGACGTCCAGCCCCCATTCGGCTAACCACATGCCTTCTAAAGAGCTGTCGCCGCCTCTGCCCGCTTGTACTAGGTGTAAAGGGATTTCACCACTGATTAACGGCTCGCCTGCTTCAAATACAGTATACTTTACAATACAATTTTTATCCATTATCACTCTCAATTGGTAGTTTTTCTATTAGCTGTTTCCAGTTGGCCCTGTGCTCGTTTCTATCTGTTTCTTTCAACACCAGTGTAACTGCACACCAGGGTTCGTCAGTGTTATTTTCTACTCCGTGCAGTTTATCTACTCTAATTAGACTAGGGTTTTTAATTATTGAAGACTCAGCGAATTGATAGTTGTCCGACTCACAGGTAAGGTAATACCCGCCTATAGAATTATTCTCATAAACAACCTTATCTTGATCATATACGCTGTACCAAACCAAAGGAACACTGCTACTGCCATATGTCCAAATTAGCTTGCAGCAGCCTTCTGGTTCTATGTCATCAAAATGATCAGGCACCTTTGATCCAGGCATGCAATAAAACATCTCTGCTAGTTTAATCTCTAAGCCTAAGCTGTTAAGCCAAGTAATCAGCTCAGGGTTAACTGCGTCTTTGTCTATTTCTTTTTGCACAAAACTGTTCTCTGTACATTCAACATCTAGGACTGACTTGCTTTGCACTACCTCGGGCACTTCTTGAGACAATGCTACAACATAATCACTTAGCCCATTGATCTTTTGCATAGTCTGCTAGTTCCCATCCTATATCTTGGCCGTTGTGTTCCGCTCGATTAATTGCCTTCTGCACTTCACCCACATGCTTGTTATAAAAACTCTCGAAGCTGTTGTCCCAAAACTTGATATCTTTCCAAAAGAATCCTTGATCATCTTTGAGACGGTTTGTCATCTTAACTTTTGAAGGGTACTGACATCCGAATTCTTCGTCTAGCTTATCAAAGTACTTTATCAGCACAGTTATGTCATCAATCCAATGTTTAGTGTATGTATAAGTGTCTTTCACTAGTCCCTTGTAATGAGAAGAGTATCCTATGTCGTCTCCTGGATGACGGATTACTGTGTAGGTCCATTCTTCGCCGTTAATAGTCACTGGTTCGCAGTACATCGGCTCTGAAATCCTAAATTCTCCAGATTCGATACTGTACTCGTAGAGCCTTTTGTGACACTTCCAATCAGACTCATACCATTTTTTCTGTACAGAAAACACCAGGCCGTCGTGACGATAAAAATCAACAGCATCTTTGCCCCAATAATAAAACCCATTGTTCTGCGGCAGCCAGATATAGCTGCCTTTAACTGGGTTTACCCTAGGAATATTGTTGTGAAACTGGTCTGCACGCTCGGCACTCCAGTTTTTTGCTTTGTTTACTAAGTCTTGTTTCATATGCATCCTCTTTTTCTATTTATAAGCAGTGCCGGCGCATAAATAATTTCATGAACAAACCTAACTCATGCACATTCTGCATGCACCCTTTTACAGGATTAGCCACACGCGAAGACGGAGCGATCAAAGTATGCTGTCGTAGTCAACCCATAGGCTGGATACAAGAAGAATCGTTAGAAGAAGCGTGGAACAACAAAAGCATGCAGGAAGTTCGTCGGCAAGTACTGAACAACGAACGGCCGGATGTGTGCAAACCGTGTTTCGATCTCGAAGATCAAGGCGTCGAGAGCTTACGACAGCGTCACATAGCAGGTGTTATACCAGAAGCACGGGCTAACTTGTACCCTGATGCACTAGACGCACTGGAAGACGACTACACAATGCCCTTTGAGTTTCCTACTATGGAAATTAAAATCAACAATCTCTGTAACCTCAAGTGCAGAATGTGCAATCCTTTGGACAGTACCAGCTGGAAGGACTGGGACCAGGTAACCAAGTTTTACAAAAAAGAAAATAACTACCTCATCCCCACTGTAGATGCACTAGTAGACAAGCCCGGGCAGTACATAGGACCCTTCGACGACACGGATAATTGGTGGACTAGCTTTGAAAAACTGCTTCCCTACTTCCGCAGAGTGGAGTTCGCAGGTGGCGAACCGCTGATGGATCCAAATCACTATAAGATCTTAGACATGCTAGCGCCATGGGGACACAATATAGAGCTAAAGTACGCGACTAACGGCACCAAGACGGGCATAGGAAAAGGCCGTACCATACACGAGTACTGGCCCAAGTTTAGAAGCGTAGCTGTAAACGTGAGCATAGACGGTATACACGACGTTTACGAATATATACGCGGCAATGGCAAGTTTAAGGAAGTCGAAGATAACATAAAAATTATGAAGACAATACCAACAGTGAGCAGAATTGTTGGTGCATTTACTGTGCAAGCTAACAACATTCTGCAAATAGACAAGGTTATTGACTATTTCCTCAACGAGATGGGTATTGTATTTTACAGTCACAGAGTAAATTATCCTAGAGCATTGTCTGCACAAGTCTTGCCCAACGAGCTAAAAGAGCGTACAATAGTACGTCTAGAAGAAATGAAAACCGAAGTGTTAACATATCCGTTTGTACAGAGCTCAGAGCTATTGCAAAAAGTAACACTACAGCAAATACAAGATAACATAAACTTTCTCAAATCGACAGACCTAAGTGAGTATTGGCAAGACTGCGTAGACTTTAACCACAACCTAGATGCCAGTAGAAACCAGGGTCCCTTTGAAGAAGTCAACCCTGAGTTTAAACCATACGTATGAAACATGTAACCAGTAAATGGCCGCATCAAGATAGTATTAAAATAGAATGGAATCTTGGCAAACGCTGTAACCTCGATTGTGCATATTGCCCTGCTGAGATTCACGACAACTTCAGCCCGCATACAGATATCAATGTGTTAAAGAACACTGTAGATCAGCTTGCTATGCTAGAAAAGCCTGTACGCATCAGTTTGACCGGTGGCGAACCATGTGTGCATCCTAAGATAGAAGAATTCTTACAATACGCAAGTGAAAGAGTTAGCTGGATTAACGTTACAACAAATGCTTCAAGAAAAGCAGAGTGGTACGCACTTCAGCCTATTAATCACATTGTATTCAGCCTACACTTTGATAACAAAACTGTGGACAGAATGCTTGATAACATTATCGTGTACAGCTTGTTAAACCATACTCCTTTCCATGTCAACGTTATGGCACACCATGAACACATGGCCGAGGTTAAAGAAGCCACTAAACAACTTGACGTTGGCGGCATCCCTTACGTTGTACGCAGAATACGATGGACAGAAAAGCATGATTGGTTTGACGACTTAAAATATAACCACGAAGACCTGAAATGGATTATGGCCAGTGAAGCTACCGCTTCGGCTAACGTCCTTATCGACGGCGAAAAAGAAATGCACGCCAACGATGTAATTAAGGAACACCTGAATCAGTTCGAAGGGTGGAGTTGTGCTGCTGGTGTAGAAAGCCTAATGATAAACTGGGACGGTGAAGTACATCGTGCTACCTGCAGAGTAGGCGGAAGTCTAGGCAACCTCTATACTGGTACATTTGAACAGCCCAAAGAAAACGTAACCTGCACAAGAAAGTGGTGCACTTGTGCGGCAGATATCCCACTTACTAAGACAAAGAATGATTAAAACCGAAGCAATAACACTAGCAAAACCAGAAAAGATGATGGTTACCTGGGACACTGGTAGACGCTGTAATTACGACTGTACATACTGCGAGGCTACTAGACACGACACATATAGCCCTGTGCATTCCTACAACGAACTCCTTGAAACACTGGAGTTTGTCAAAGCGTACACCGGAATATACAAAGGCGAAGATGCTGAGATTAATATTAGCTTCACAGGCGGCGAGCCAACAATAAATCCAGACTTCTGGCACTTAGCAAGGCATATCAAGAAAAACGAACCTAACATTACATGCGGTCTTACCACTAACGGAGTGTGGCATCCTAGAAAGACAGATGAAATTATAGAACTATTTCAAGGACTAACTGTAAGTTACCATCCTGAAGGCAGCGAAAAAGCAAAAGCACACGTCTTAGAGAATATAAAAAGACTGCATGAATCGGGTATTTGGTTGCAGATTAACGTAATGATGCATGTTGACTATTTCGAAGAAGTGCAGAACGTGTGCTATATGCTCAAAGAATTAGGCATTACACATTCGCCAAGGCCCATCGGCGACGGTACTGTAGAACGCAGTGGATGGTTCGAAGACACCGATGGTACAATGCGAAGGACCAGTCATACCTACACCGAGGAACAACAGGAATGGTTCTTTGATTATATCGGGCAACCTAAACCGGCTAAAGAAAAGAAGGAAGGGTCTGAAGTCGGACGTAGTTGTTGTGGCGGAAGATGCTTAAAAGGCAAAGTGGACGGCGAATGGCAAGACGTCACTCATGTTGATAATAACTTTAAAGGTTGGCATTGTAGTGTAAACCACTACTTCTTGCACATTGATCAGCACGAGAAACTAGTGTACCATCATCAGACCTGCCAAGCATTACACGGTGGCAAACGCGGTCCTTTAGGTTCGTTAGATAATATTGATGCTATTTTTGATTACGCATCTAACGCTGTAAACAGTGACCCAATTGTGTGTCCAAACGATAGATGCGGTTGCGGTATGTGTGTGCCTAAGGCTAAGAAGATAGAAGTGTACAACTTGCTCTAAGACGGTGTTATTTACCTTCTTTGTATGCTAACCAGTCGTCTTTTGTGCAGTCTGAGCACAAAGACATATCAATAGCATCATTGTCAGAAAGGTCTATCTTAGTCATAACTTCAGACTTGTAAGTCAACCAAACGCCTGCTAGGTCGTAGTTCTTGTTTGTTCCACCAACTGCTAGCAACGCCGGGACAGACCCGCTTGCTAGCTTATTGCCGTCTTTACTAACTGTATAATTTAGATACTTAATATTGTTGCCCATTTTTCTCTCGCTTTAGTTACTGTGTCCTGTGGAACTGTGATATTGTTCTTTTCAAGGTGTTGTATATACTTTTGTAACTCACCAACTTGCTGATGATAGAAATCTTCTTTCGAACGATTCCAGTTATGTAAATATCTCCAATACAGTCCATTGCTATTTCTTGTTAGCAAAGCAAATTTAGACGAAGGATACGATGTAATTGTTTCAGAATCGTTAAGATTCTTAAGATACTTCATCATAGTTGCAATCTGATCAACAAACGTATCTAACAAATCAGCAGTACAATACAAAGCTAAAGGAACACCTAGTTCACCACCTAAATGGTTGATTAGACAATACACGTAATCTGTGCCGTCTAATGTCAAACTTTTATACCTGCTAAGACCAATGTTACTTAATTTAGAAACATTGATTGCGCCTTCGCTTGCAGCCAGATTGTACAATTCGGCATTTGCATGCCGATGCACATCCATATCTTCAACGATCAATTTTTCTGATGTCAACAAATACTCAGCGCCGTCGTTGCGATAATAAGCAGCAACTCCTGGGCCGTAGTGTACAAATCCTGTGTACTCTCTGAAATTAGCTTCTTCCCAAATATAATCTTCTTTGCCTTCGTGTCCTTGTCTTTGGCTTTCGGCGCCATGAAAGGACAACGCAGCTTCTTTGCTCCAGCTATCAATGTAGCCTTTTAAGACTGGAATAGTCCATGGTGCACTTGTTGTGTCGGTCATTTTAAATAAATCCTTTAACGTTTTTGTATTTATCTTCTTCTATAATAAATGTGCTAGCTCAGGAAAGACTTCTTTAGCGGAATTCCCACGAATTGCATCAAGTTTGTTTACGTACTCTTTAAAGCCCGGCAGTAGATAGCTGTTGTCTTGTGCATCCATATGATTCAACACTGCCTCCCAACGCTTCCAACCGTAAGGGTTAATCTTCCAGAAGTCGTCGTCTTGTCTGTAGTTGTCCCACAACCATTCTTTGAATTCTGCAAATATTGCACGTACCTCTTGCTTGTCTGCTTCAGGTAGAATTTGTATGCTCAGGAACGTTGGAATATATAACAAGTGCATGTTTACAAGCCCTCCGCCCATCTGTACTCCACCGGGCACAGTGCCTGCGTTCAGCTTCTTAAAGTTCGAACGAATCTTCCATTTCATAAACTCTGGCAGGTGTTTGATATTGAAAATTTGAATTGCTGTTGCTAGGCTGGTTTGAATGTTATCAGGAGTGTTGTCTAGCATGTGCAGTGTTTTTTCAACTTGAGCAAAATCTGTTGGAAAACGAATATACTCATCACGCTCATGGCTGGCATCCATGCTGATAGCAAACTTGACCTTTCTAAATTTCTTCCAAAGCTCTATCAACTCGTCGTCAACTAGCAGTCCGTTGGAGTTATATCGCAACAGAATCTTGTCTTGGTACCCTTGGCGTATGATCTCTTCGATAAACATTTTATGTTCTTTGATCATTAAAGGTTCGCCGCCAGCAAAATATACCTGTTTGAGATTAGGAATCTGTTTGTACATTTCCTCCCAGAAGGTATCTTTTTCGTGCCACTTGTTATTAAACTCGCTAGCATCCCATTGCATCTGATCTTTGACCTCGTCGATCTGAAGTGTAGGAATTAGTTTCTTATGGTCTGATACCCATTTAGAACTGTCATGCGGTGAACACATAACACATTTGATATTACAGGTGTGTCCTAGTCTTAGATCAAGGTACTGTAACTCTTCTGGTACTGTACCGTCTTCCTGTGTCTGTTCAATAAGATGAGGAATATCAACGCCGTCTTGGTCCCACGTCATTGTTTCCCATATACGCTTCGATACAACACCTTGCTTCTCTTCTTTGAAACACTTGGTACAACTCGCTGGCACTTCGCCCTTGAGCATTGTTGTACGCACACTTTTCATGTAATCGTTATTCCACGCTGCCATAGGCGTGTCTTTGCCAAAGTTTGCTGGCTTGCCGTCTTCCATTTTAACCAAGCCTACTTCGTGGTCGCTACCCGCGCCGCTGGCGTTTGCACTGCAACACAAGCGCATATCGCCGTTAGGGCGGGTGGCAAAGTGGATCCATGGTAGTACGCAGTAGCTCGACGAGTCTGACACTGACTCTATCATACGTTGATACTTGCCTAAGGTCGTATCTTCAGGTTGCATCCAGGACTTATCTGACATTAATTTCTCCATTGGCTGTTGTTAGTATATAGTCATCTTTTACAAAATTTATTTAGGTCTGGCTCGAAACGAAGATAAGTAGTTTTATGACTCCTTATTACTTTGAACTCAAAGATTACATTCCTTTTAAGAAAGAAGAACTGCTAGATATTAGATTAATAGAGGTACTTGGAACAATTACCACAGACAACTTTGTAAGAAAAGACAACTATGCAGTTAGTATACTAAATCCTAAGCTGATCAAATTCTTAGAGGAAAAAGGTATAGAAATACGCAAAGTAGTTGTATGGCACTGGCTGGCTAAAGATCCTTACATAGCTCATATAGATTCAGGCCCAGACGGTGACACAATTGCTGCCGCTATAAATTGGACACTGACTAGCAACTCTCGAGTAAACTTCTATGAGCCACAAGACATGCCACTTGAAGTAAAGTTTGGAAATCAAGCACTGCCTGACTGGAATACAGAAAACGTAGGATCGTATATCCCTATAAATGTAAAAGATGTTGAGCCAGTCGCGTCGTGGCAAAGCGAAGGTCCTTGTTTAATTAATCCTGCACTTCCTCATATGATTGTTGCGGCAGAGCCTAGAGTAGCAGTATCTTTACAGCTAAAAGAGAACATACCGTTCGGCCAATTAGTCGAGAGGTTTAAGAATGGCGTATAATTCACTGTCTAAACAAGTTGATTGTATCAGTGATTACAACGAGCTGAACACAGGCTGGCTCATAAAAAGATGGCTACCGGTTGACCAAGAAAAGATATCGCAATGGTACGAAGATTTGCTCGAAAACTACAGTGACTGGATATGGATATATAGCCAACACAAAGATATGTGGAAATACGACCCTAACACAGAACTAGGAAAGTTCATGGCCGACGATGCTGCTTGGCTCATGCTAACGTGGGGTGACAATACTAAAGGTCCTGTCCCATGGATGCGAAGTATTGCTAAAGACAAATACAATTCTACTATGCCTCATGATATACTAGGAGAAAGAGAATGTTTTACAGGATACGCACTTGACGTTATAAAAAATCTACCTGCAAGAGCAAGAGACATACAAGTGTCTATACATACTCCTGGTACTAGTCTGCCGCCGCACCAGGATAGTCCTGAGAAGTTTAGATTCCACATTCCTGTAAAAACAAACGAGCAAGCAACTTTTACTATAGACGGAAATGAAGTCCATATCCCAGCAGATGGCTGGATCTACCTTGTAAATACAACGTATATTCACAGTACAGAAAACGCTGGTGACCATGAAAGAGTACATATATACGGTGGAGTAATGACTGAAGATATACTCTACCTGGACCTAAACAACTGCGAGACAATATTATGATTTCCTACTTCTTTGACTTGTCTAATATGATCCAATTTGAAGAGAGAATAACACTAGCCAAAACAGTAAAAAGGATTGTTTCATGAAGAGACTGCTAATCACTGGTCATACTTCTGGCCTAGGCAACGCTGTATATAATCGTTTTAAAGATAATTATGACTGCACTGGCATATCACGCTCAACCGGCTACGACCTCTCTGTCAGAGACACCGTGGATAAGGTTGTCGAAATGTCATTAGCGTTTGACCATGTGATAAACGTTTGCAAAGTTTTTCCGGCGCAAGTTGACCTTCTATTAGAAATACACAAGATCTGGGGTAACAATAACAAGTACGGTAAGATCATAAGTATCGGAGGGTTGACTACAGGATTTTCGTGGGATTTGATTCGGCAAGCACCTGTGCACCAAACTGATTACATTGCAGCCAAACACACTTTATTAAAGGCACATAATGACCTAAGTACCATTCACCCATACAACGCTCAGCCTCAAAGTGTGTTAATACGTCCGTTGAACATCGGCAATAAAGGCAATGATCGAGACTCAGAGCCGTTTAATACAGAAGAAGAAATCGTTGACTTGATTCAGATGACATTAGAGAAAAATTATTATATATCAACTATTGATGTGAGGAGATTAAAATGTTCTTAGAAACGCACTCGGCCGTTCCTGTCGACTACTTACTTGAAAACCTTGAAACTTTTCAGAAAGATTTTTGGTGGCTTAGAGACAACGACATGTTTTACGACTACACTGAAGACATGGACGACGTTCTTTGGAACCGTAAACAAACTGGACATTTCTGGCAGTTGTCGGCTTTTTTCTATAACAAGGATTTGCTACAAAACTTGCCCGAAGGAGTTGCAGACCTAGAAACTGTAAAAATTATACAATCGCTTCCAGTTAAGCCAATACTAGGAACATTTTCTATAATGGAACCGCATAGCATACTCGACTGGCATGAAGGCCACGACGAGCATTGTATTGCTGGCCGGAAAGATACCTATGTTATTAAATATCATATAGGGATTGATGTTGCAGATAACGACTTGGCAGGATTAAATGTCGGTGAGGCCACCGGCATCTTAAAAAACGGAAAGCTACATGTTTTTAACGAAGGGATGCAGCACTGGGCTTATAATGATTCGGACCACAGACGAGGAGTATTAATACTTTCTTTCTTAGCGTGTGACTTAGGTGTGTGACTTAGGTGTGTGACTTTAAAGTTATCGCTTGGACAGAACAATTAAACCTGAAAGCTTTCTACCAAGAAGCAGACTGTAGAGGATTTTCTAACAACTCCTCGGAAAGAATGTTAGTAGACTGCTTTCGAAACGAGCGTGAAAAACAAACATGGATCTTGTACTACAAAGGCGAGGCTATAGGGTCAGCCGCAGCGCACTCGTTTGACGATGTAATGGGCCCTGGCAGTTATAGAATTGCGGCAAGAACTTGTGTCTTTACAGACAAACTAAAAGGGTTAGTGTACAGTAACGGACTTAGAGGAATAAGTGTAATTACTCGACACCAAAATCCAACTGCCCAGTTTCTTATTCCAACATGCATAGACTGGGCACCGGAAGATGCAAAACTTTATATCACATCAAATGAGTTAGAGGCCGGAACTCAACAAAGAGTGCACAACATATTCGGACCTGCGTTACAACGGACAGGAGTAATGGAACCTGTTAAGAGTGTAAACTATCGAGGAACTGATCAAACAGTGTGGCGCTTTGACCAGGACCTGTTTTTAGAGCAATTAGATTTTGCTGGTAGATGGTAATTTAAAGTTCTGAATGTTTGCTGTATCAACAAAATCAGTTATGATCTCTTCGTATCTACTCTTGTAAGGCTCTTGTAAGTAAGGCTGCCAAAAACCGTCCTGCAGGTTCGAGTAGTCATGTTGTATACGGTAACACAACCGATCTTTGATATCGCCTAACCTTCTGTGCAAAGTAATTGAATTATCGAACATTAACAAATCATTATTGCTCTTATATTCGTGATCGTAAATGTACTTATCAACGAACAACTCCTTATTAATCTCATCAAACACTTTCTGACTGTCTTCTTCTGACATACCTTTGATGCTGTAAATTGTGTTTACAGAGTAATGCAAGCCTTTGATGCCGCCCGGACTTTGAATTACTATCGGTATTTCAACACCGTCCGTAGGACACATATTACTGTGCATTACTTCGTCTTGTTCCATACGCAGTCCGGGATTGATCTTTCCCGGTGTAAACTTGTGAATCAACACCATTTCGTCAAGTTCAGAGCGAAACCTTTCAGAGACATTTTCATAGTAATCAGGAGTAGTTAAGAACCCAGTCGACGAACCAATCATATTCTCGGCGCCTAGTAGACTAACACCTGGCGTAAATGCTAAATTGCCGCTTTCGTTTGAGTGCCACAGCAGTTCGCCTTCTGCAACATACCAAGAGCATTGCCATTCTCGTCGCGCCGGCCGCTTACACGCATAACGTGTTTGCCTTCTGGACTATGCTCTTGCATTCTTGCAATACTCTTAAGACGCAGTTTATCCACATCTTCTATTTCAGGACTGTCTGCTATTGATGCTTGAACAACCTGTGTCCAAGTCATGCCAGGATACTTTTTCAAGATATTGTAGCGTATTCCGTAGCGGGTATCTCCCCAACGCAAAACTCGATCTGTTTGCTTTTCCCAACCTAGGTTACAATCTCTAAGAATTGTAACGAGATTGTCCATTTGCAGGTTACCAATTTCCATCCATTCATCATCTGTTAGGTGATCAAAATCTACACCGTCGATGAATATGCCATAGTTTCCTAGGCCTGGTATCTTTGATACTTTCATTTATTTTTCCTCATTCAAAATTTACTACTTTGATAAACTGGTCTTTGGGTTTAGGTACATTTGGTACTTGCCCGCATGTTCGTGCACAGGTTATCAACTTGTTCTGCGTCCAATAGTAGTCCCACGCTGTTTGCCAACTTTCAGTACTAACAATATCTTTAACCGAATGCTCTAGTGCACTTGTGTTACCCAATGTTTGCTTTAGTTCTCGATATTGCTCTAACATGCGAGTTCTTATTTCTTTAGTAATATCTGTATCCGGAGCATAATTATAAGGCGTACTTGCAAGGAAACAGCAGGGAAACACGTTACAATAAGCATCTATATAGATTTCTTTGGTATGTTTCACGTAACAATCGATCTTAACATCAGCAAGAACATCTTTATAGTTCCTAACCATGTCATTGGTAATGTACGACAATTCAGACATACTAGGCGGTTCTAAATAATACTCAGTGTTACCTTGGGTGTTAAATACTGGAAACTTTGGGCTTCCGATGAAACGTGAACTATTCTTTTCTGTAAACATAGCAAAGCCTTCTTTTTCAGCTCTTTCCCTTGCTAGGTCCACTTGATGCTCGTTGTGCTTGAACTTTATAAAACACCATTCGGCTCTGCCGCCAGCTTTCATAAATGCGCGAGCGTTTTTAATTATGCGATTAAAATCTGTACCTATGCGATAAAGGTGGTGCGTGTCCTCTAAGCCATCTAATGCAAAGATTACATTATGCTGTTTGGGCATTGCCTTCGCTAAACGCTCCCACCAAGCTATTGTCCTTGCACTACCGTTTGTATGAATACGAATGTTTAGATCAGGATTAATACGAGCTGCATATTCAATCATATCAACAAGATCTGTGTTAATAATAGGATCGCCAAAATTGCCGCACATATAAAACCCTTTGATTTGGGTTAATACCTCTGGAGTTGCTATTGTTTTAAAATCTTCTATTGTCCAGGCTTGGTTCTTTATGAGCGGATTAATCTGGCCACCGTGATGATTGCGCGAACACATAGGGCACGCTGCTTGGCATTTGTTTGTTATCTCAAAATGTATATCTTCAAGCTCTGTAAATTTAAACATCTCTAAATCCAATTATCATAAATCTTGTGTACTTTTGAGTTTCTAACTCGTCACTGTAGACTATCTTCAGTCCTGACTGTTTTTCGAATTCTTTCAAATCTTTTGCGCAACGAACATGTTCGCCACAGTCGAAGAAGTCATTGCTCTGTAATACTATAAGTGCACCGCGCGGTGTTAACGTTAGCCATCGTTCGTATTCTTCTTGTGTCAAATGTTCGCAGATTGTATTGATAACAAGGTTAGCGTTATACCGTTCTATCAATGAATCACATGTGACTGCTTCAAACTTTCCTTGTATGTGTTGCCGCATATTTACTGTGCGGGCTATTTCCTCGCACTCAGGATCTATGTCAACCGATTTAATACGCTTGATGTCTATTTCACTATTAAATAGCAGGCTAGCTAATACCCCGTTCCATCCTCCGTGTATAACAATATCAGCAGGCGGCCATAGCATCTTTTCGAGATGTTCTACTAACCAGACCTTAGATCTTACTTGTCCCTTCCAAAAACTTTCAAGAGTCCTATATCGGTCCTCTGAGTTCCTGATCGCGTCCATCCAGAACAATACGTCTGCTATTTCTACTTTCATTCTTTACCTTGGGTATTTTTGAATCTGCTGAACTTACACACGTCGGTGTTATACAAGGCTGTGCACTAGGAAACAGCGTAAAGCCGTTGTCAATAGTTCCTAGTGGTTGATCGTGACAGCTATACGAACGCTTGACTTCGCCGCCGGGCTCTCTGATTATACAGCTCTGGTATCCTGCGTTACAATCCCAACCCTGGAACTTGTTAAACCCAAATGCGTTAAACCGCTCTGCTTGGTCAATGTAATATTTATTGCCCTGGCTGTCTTCTAGTCTAACTTGCGGCAGAGCCTCGCCTTCGTATTTTTGTGGAAATCCAATTTGAAGTAACTCTCGCTGGGACTCTGAGTAGCCCGACACAACAAAACTTGCTGTAGGGTCGCTCTGAGGCTTTAACGTGACGTTTATGCCTCTATCTGCAAAACGTTTGCACCTCGAGTAGTATTCGTCAAATAAATCCGGAACCATTACCTGATTAATTGTGACGTACACACC